ATTTTATTATAGCATAATTATATCCATAACTGTCACAGTTCATAGCAATTATATCTGTGTCTACTTCCAGTATATCCCATGGACCTCCGTTCGCTTCTTTTGCTTCTAACAATGTCATATATCTAACAGCATCATCTTCTTCTTCAAAGACTTGTACTGTTTTTATTTTGGTTTTGTCTTTTACTGCGTAGACACCACCTCTTTCTTTTTGAGTTAGAATAAACATTATAGTGCACTTGCCTCGACGTATAGCGATCTCATAATATTTTTAATATTACTTTTGTTCGCTTTGATATCTATCTCATCTATGTAGGTATCTAATAGAGTCATAGTATCTTCGGTCTCTACAACAGATCCATTCTCGATTCCCACACTTATGTCTTCAATAATTTTAAGATCTGCTAAACCAATATCTTGTAGTTGTCTTACTCTGTAATCAAACTTAGAATAATCTCCTTTATTTTCTACAATTAATTTGACGAATGCTCCTTCCAATTCTTTCTCATCTGGTAACTGAACTCCAGAATCATAGTGAAGCTTATAAAAAATATCAAAGGGATTTCGGTAAAAAGTAGTTCTGAGAGTTTCTGTGTCGAAGACATGGAATCCTCTTTTGCATTTGTAGTCATTCCAATAAAGTTGATAAGGGTTTCCTAGATAATAGATATTATCTCTATGTGATTTTTGATGATAGTGTCCTGTAAATACTTTTTTAAATTTACTTACAAATGAAGGATCCATTCCATTTTCCATGTAATGACCAGGATGTGCTTCAAAACCATTTAACTCTAGATGTCCCATGGCAACTGAAGCAGGACTTTGAGTTATGGTATAAAGAGTTTTATCATAGTTATCATCACATATCCAAGGAATAAAACAGATATCTAATCCACCAAAATTAACTGTGCATGGTTCATCATACACTGTAATGTTATCATAAGAACCAAGTAGTTCTTTAGGAGCATTTACTCTTAAAGTATTTTTATAGTAGATATCATGATTACCAACAATCATATGCATCTTTACACCCAACTCTACGAGAGGGTCAAACCACATTTGTTTTGCCTCGTTTAGAGACAAGAAGTTGATAGATCTACGTTTATCAAACGTATCACCAAGATTAATTACAGTATCAATACCTGATGCTTTAATAAATGGAATTACAATTTGACTATAGAATTTTCTATAGTGATTAATAAAATGTACATTGTCATTTCTTACACCGAAATGTTGATCAGTAATTAGTAATAGTTTCATCCGAATCTTGCACCAGGTGGTTGTGATCCAATAAGATCTTTAAAGAAAAATGTCAATGTCAATCTCTCTTGATCTTTTCCGAAAGTTCTGGCACAATGAGACACCTGACTGTCATAAGCAATCATACGATTGAAAACATTTTTAAATGAGATGGACAACTCATACTGTCCATTCACTCTATTATACGCTTTTATATAATCCTCGTCAAGCACTTCTTCACCACTGTAATGTTTGTGCTCTAGTTCTGTATCCTCGTCTTCTGTCCATGCATAACCATCTTTCTCAATATAAATGTCAGTTCCTGTATCTGGTTCTGGGACTCTATTGAGATAAATGAGACCTGCAAATAAAGTTGTAGAGTCTTTATGAATCCACCCACAATTTTTAGGATGATATGGATCTTCATGCATTGGTTTTATTTTATGGAATCTTATTTCTGCATTCCAATTAATATTATTATAATTACTCCAATTTTTACTATGATAAAAATTTCTTAGAATGCGATTGCCTACATACCTATCTAGGTTTTGATCAATATTATAAAGAGTATCGGATCGTACACCAGGATACTGATTTTTTTCTGCAGGAAAATATTCTAGTTGTTCAGAAAAATTAACAATTTTTTGAGGATCGTCAAAAAAATGCTCACATGAAATAATAGGAAACATAATTAAAATCTAGAGAACGGAGGATTAGGACCCCGAAGTTGATGAAAGAAGAATGAAATAGTTAATCTCTTTTGTTTGTGTCCAAAAGTATGAACTCGATGTGCCTGTTGACTATTGAAAACCATTAGACGATTATATCTATTCTCTACTCTAATAGTTTCTTCCCACTGATCATTTATATCTCTCCATGCTTTTTCGTATTCTTCATCAGATACTGAAGAAGGATCATTATAAAATCTTTTTTCTATCTCAATAGAATCAGGTTTACTCCAAAAGTATCCTTTTTTAGTTTGCAGAATATCAGTTCCTGTATCTGGTTCTGGATCAGGATTTAGATAAACGATACCACCAAACCTAGTTGATGCATCAAAATGTGCCCATCCACGATTTTTTATATGATACTGATCTTCATGTGCAGGTTCAACAATTTGAAATCTAATATCAGAAATCCAGTTTAGATCAGTTGACCAAGAAAACTCACTTGCATGAAACCATGATTTAAGAATACGTTGACCAACGAATCTATCTAAGTCTCTATCAATGAGAGAAAAAGGTGCAGAACGTGCACCAGGATATTGTTGTTCTTCGGCAGGTGAAAACTCTAGAGAATCTGCTAGTCTTACAAGTTCATCAGGTCTGTCAAAGAAATTATCTTGAACAGTAGTAGGAATCATCTTTTAGAATTCATTTCAACACGAGATTTGATTTGATTATACTCTGCTCCTCCATCTCCGTCAACACTAAACACATGATCATATCCAGACTTTTCTAAAATCTTATCTTTAATATCCATCTGACGTTTCTCTTTTGCAATACGTCTTAGGAATGCGTAGTATACGATTTGTGTAAAATATGCAAATGGGTTTCTTGATTTGGCAGGATCAAAGTTGTCGATGTACTGAATACAGTTCTCAATACCATCACAGACCATATCATCCTTATACATGTAGTTGATAAAGTTTGGTCTATATGAAAGATGCGTAGCAATTTTTAAAAAACATCCACCAATATAATTACTGACGCGAGGTTTTGGTAAGTTTTTTTCTTTAGCAATATCTACTTTCTCTTTATACTTAATAATTGCAGCAAGAAATTCTTGGTTATCAACATAGTGTTGTCGCTTTTTAGGTGCTGCTTTCTTCATATAGGTTTTATTTGATATTCAAAGTATAACATAAATGGAGGGGCTTGACAACCCTCATCATTCTATGTATACTAACACTGTAAGGGTTCAAGAGCGATATAGATTCTCAAATCTCTTTCTAGCTTCTTCAATTTTTCCTAGATACCCCTCGGAATCTTTTGCAGGTGACTGTCTTTTATGGGGTTCATTTGGGTCGAGGTCGCCACCGATAAACGCTTCATACATTAATATAATTGGTTTAGACATAGTTCCCATTGTAACAATATCTCTATCTCTAACAATAAAAAAATCTTCGTCAGACATGGGCATCCACTTGGTAAATCCCATACCACGCATTACTTTATTCTCACTAATAGGATTTGTTATTGTGTGTATGACTACAGGATCTTGCATAAAAACAAGACACTCACCACCATCTTCAGTGATGACCGCTTTGGCGAGCACTTCTTCACCACTTACTAATTTAAAAATTCCGTGAAAGTCTTGGTCTTTTTTTGTGTAATTAATCATAAGCTTTTACTTTTACATCTATGATTTCATAATGAAATTTTTCTTCGTTGTAAATTTTGACTCTTTCCATAAGATGATTCAATGTATAATTGTTTCCTCTATCAGTGGAAATGTCATCTGCAATATCATATAATGTTGCTTGTGACTTATTTTCTCCTTTCCTTAATACACGTCCTATAGATTGTAGGTTGCGTACTCTAGACTTAGAAGGACTAGCGAAAATAATGTTATGTAGTTTTTTGATATTGATTCCTGTGGAGAAAGTTCCATAGGATGCTACAATGATAGCGTTATCTGATCTCTCAGTTAATACTCTAACATCTTCGCGATCTTCAACATCAACACCTCCGTGAACGAAATACACGGGTTTGTCTGTATGACTATTTATCAAGTTGTAAAGAGGCAGACCGTGCCTTTCTACATAGTTGAATAAAATTAAAGTGTTACCTTTTAGATCTGTTGCTAGGTTTCTAATGAATTTATTACGTCCTTCATGGTCTACTAAGTAATCTATTTCATCTTGATATCCTTCAAATATTTTTTCTTCATGCTTAAGAAGTATTACTTTTACAGTTAGTTTAGCAAGATGACCTTGTTTAATTAGTTCATTTGTTTTAGTGACCTTAGAACATCTACCAAATAATCCTTCTAATACTAATTGATTTACATTTGCACCATCTAATGTTCCTGTAAAACCAATACGATATTTACATTTATGAAGTTTTGACATCAATGTAGTCAGTGACTTTGCTTTAAACTGGTGTGCTTCATCACCTATGACTACATCAAATCTATCAAACCACTTACGAGGTTCTTTATAAATTGATTGCCAAGTAGTAATAACTACGCTATGATCTGTATACTTGTCTGCACCTGCATAGATTTTATGGCAATCTTTGGTTCTCCAACCATAGTCTGCAAAGTCTTTATACATTTGTTCTACAAGAGATGTAGTGGGAACTACAACTAAAACATTTCTACTCACATTAGTATGGTATCTAATTAATGCATAGATCATCAATGATTTACCGCTTGCAGTTGGCGACAATAGGAGTCGTCTGTTGTATCTTAGGGCTTCGTATATTGCTTTATACTGGTAGTCCCTTACGGGAAATGGTACGCGAAGTGATTTCACGAATTGACCAACAGCTTCTGGAGTCACAAACTCATTAGTTTCTTGAGGGTGACCAAAGTTTTCATGCTCTTCTATTGAATATTGATATCCTTTTTCTTCTGCCCAATCTGTAAGATAATCTACAAGACCACAATATATCTCTCCTGTTGCAGGTGAATATAATCTTATCTTTCCATCCCAACCTTTATATCTTCTTTTTTTCTGCATAAACTTCGCAGACTCTACCTCAAAGGTAAAGAAATCTGCTAATTCATAATTCAAATGAGGTTCTGCTTCAACTTTTAAGTAGACTTCATTCTTCTTAGAGATAAGGAGGTCCATAAAACCATGCTACAAGTGACTTTCTCAATCCAGATGTGACAGGTCTTACCCTATGCCATTGATCACCTTGGAAAAATACTGCAGATCCTTTAGATTCTTTTATAGTAGAATATCTTGGTTCTGCCTCTGGTTTATATATCTCAATATCAAACTCCCCTCCTTCGTATTCACTAGGATCATTTAAAAATACAGTGCAACTGATCTTTCTAACCATACCATTCATCTTAGGATCAGGTTTTTTATGTTGATCTACATGCCAACCATAGTAACCACCCTCAGGATATATTCCAAACTGAACTGGTTCTAAACCCTTTATACTTAAGTTCCAACCTGATAATTCATTTATTTGTTTTGCTACATCAAATAACATTTGTCCCAGATCATTATCATATAACCATGC